CATACATGCATCGTACTTTCTTCCAAACGGAGCATGGACCAATGCTCGCGTATTCTGGTTATAATGTTCATTTGAAAAAGCCCGGAATGATTAAAGCCTTTGATCAGCCTTCTCATGCTATGAGTGATAAATTGAGGAACCACATGCATGTGATTCCTGCGGCTCTCAATCGGGTTGTAGACCTATTGGGAACGCGAAGGTGGTTCAAGAAGATAAGATGGCGTGTCAATGAGGCTTTGTTATATGATGCAGCGATAACATCCGGCGGTGAGAGATCTGATCAGCCGCGTGTAATAATGAGAGAGAAAGAGAAAATAAGGATAACTGCAGTAGGTACTAAAGCGGTTAATGCTCGGTATACGGAGAGGTCTGCAAAGGCTTTTTTGGAGTCATGTCGGAAAGGGGAGCCAATTAAGATTGACTGTTGCTATAAGGTAGTTTTTAAACACGAGATGCACTACGCTAGTGGTGCACCAGGGTCGCAGGCAGCAGTTCAGTTAAAATGTCGAGAGTTCTTTATTCCACATGCTACGGTAATAGTGATTGAGAGGGTTATGTGTTTGTTCCGTCACTATATAAATCGAGGAGATGTGATACGAGTCGGAATGCCCTGGTTTTTTGGAGGGGCATATAAGTTGTACATCTATTTAAACAATTGTCCAGGGATGACATTTGATGAAGGTGACTTTGCCAAAATTGATAAGACAATCAAGGCGATACTATTAGCACTTCATGTAGGTTCCGGATATATGTATTTAGATTTGGATAGTATGACTGTGGATGATGCTCGTATTTACCGTATAGCATTGAAAATTTTAGCTAAGATTCGTATAGTTAAAGTTACGCGATTGGAAGGCAATCAATGGGTGGTGATGACAGGAGTAATGCCTTCTGGGAGCTTTGAAACCAGTGACGGGGATTCATGGATAGTTGTTCTTCTTGTGTGTTGTTGGGTGGAGCACTTGAGGGAAACTAATCCGGTGGCGTGTCAACTAGTTGATCGGTACTTTTTTGATGAATATCGACTAGTTTGTTATGGAGATGATCACGTCATGGGTTTTGGAGTCCATCTGCGGGCAATAATGAGTGAATATGGTTTCGCTCAGTATGTATTAGAGTTCTGGGATATGGAGATTAAGGACGCAAAGGTCGGTCAGCCTCTCCTTACTCGCGTTGAAAATGATGCGGTAGTGGAGTCGGGAATAACGTTTTTAAAGCGCCGACTTATAGCGAAGCCGTTCCATATGCCCGAGAATTGTGCCCCAGTGGTTGCGTGGAAACCAGCTTGGTACCACTTTGTTAGAATTCCTTATTCAGCCGAAGGTCGAATTTCGTGGTCGAGAGTGGTGTGTTCGATAATAGGCCATGCGTGGGATTGTCAAGGTACAAATCTACACGCATATAATGAGTTAGCATTCCTGTATAATGATGTAGTCTCACATTTGGACTTGTCTTCTGCTGGTATAAGACAAATGGTAGAGAAGGAATTTGCTGACCAAAAAGTCAAGACTAAGATGTTGATGAAGTTAGGACTGAAACCAGAATCTTTCTTTCAGTTTCCAACAATGTCCCAGTTAGCCATGTATAATGAGTACTCTGATAAGAGTGAGTATAAAAAGAATCCGGAGGAAGCTTTCCAGACCTCCGACTTTTCAGGATTGGCTGCTTTTGAGTTTGGAAATGATGATGACTGGTAGTCTCCATGTCTTGGCAATAACTTAATTGGATGGGTAGAAAAATAGAAAAACACAAGCAAAATTCCTCAAAGGGG